AGAACCCCCACTTATCGAGGCACTTTGGTTTGATCATAGATGATACTCCCACATGAATGACCTGTCACCATACTCATCTGCCTTCTTCCATCTCTCACCGTCTGAGTCCACTTCTTCAAAATCTTCCAAACCATCAATCACAAAACCAAATGGTGCCATGTCTTGCTCAATAGCATTCTTTTGCTCCTCGTATATACGTTTTCTTACATCTTGATCTGTCATCTCCTTGAAGTAATCTTGTGCTACTAACCATGAGAATATAACAAGACACATGGCAAGGTCATCATTACATCCCTCCTCTGCCTCGAATGATTGTTTTCTTTGTATGAATGTGGTGAGTTCACTTATAATATTATAATCACAGAAAGTAAGTTTATCCTCTTCTATCAATGTTTTTAGGTTTGAACATCCAACCTTTTTAGTTGTGGTGCTCATCTTTACACCAAGTTGTGTCTTGACACCTGAGAACCCTGAACCCACAATCTGACCTGCCCTACCACGCATTGCAACCATGAGTAAATTTTCATACTCTAGGTCATAGAATAATATAGACGCTACTTGGTCTCCTATATCATTGACCTCACATAGAACATATGCATTATTGTATGCCTTTGCTACGTCTTCGATCACAGAGGGGAAAAGCATAGGTTTGATTTCATTATCCTTATAGGTAGCAACTACTCTGTAGGGGAAGTGTGTAATGTCAACCACAACAAATGCACTATAGTCTTTCGCTACACCTCTTGCTACATCGACTGTGATGATATAATCTCTCTCCTTAAATGGTTTTTCATAGACAGACAGTTTGCCATTCTGTTCTAAAGGTTGTTCATACACCAATGATTTAAGTTTTGATGCTGCTATCAGTGTGTCTACAGATCCTAGGAACTCACACTCAAACTCAATAGCAAACTGTTGCTTGCTCGTGTTTTTTATTGTCTGTTCTTTCCACTTGGCATTTCTACCTGGCACCTCAGACCAATGAACCTCAGTTGCAACATACTCATTCTGCCCACGTTCAGCATCATGCCACATTCTATAGAAATGGTTCATACCATGTGGAGTGGATACTATTATAACCTTCGTGGATTTACCAGAAGATATAGTAGGATACACAGACGCAAAAAAATCATCTGCAAGATGATTCTGCACAAATGCAAACTCATCAAGGAAGATGATGTTGAATGACATACCTCGAACTGCAGATGCAGATGTAGATGCTGCTATTATTTTTGATCCGTTTTCGAGTTCCATAGAACCCTTATTCCACGCAACGATTCCTTGCTGCATCCACCTCGGCAAGTTTTCATACGCCAGTTGTAGTCGTCCGAGCAGATCTCTAGCAGTCGCTGCTTTGTTAGCAAGAATTCCGATGTTGACATTATCGTTGAAAATTGCGTAATGGAGAAGATATGATACCACTGTGGTAGACTTACCAGTCTGCCGAGGCATCTTACAAATATTAAACCTATGTTTATGAAAATTTTTAAGTAGTTTCTTTTGAAACTTGTACATGTTGAAGTTTACCAGACCCTCATCCACGTTCACAATTTTTATGTGCTTCTCAGTGAAGTACACAGGATCTGATTTGCATTTTATATACTCTTGAATATCATCTTCTGAAAATTCAAGTTGTGTATTTGCTTTTTTTAGATTCGGATTACCAAGATAAATGTCACTCATGAAATCATAATTTGTTTAGATAATCTTTGAACGTTATTGATTCTTTTGCGAATGATGATGTGCCAAAATTTGATGTGGTTGCACTAACAGCACTCTTTGCCATTTTACCTGCTGTTTTTGCAACACCAACTGCTGCACCTGCAGCACCTTTTGCTAATCGTAGTCTTCTTGCTCTTTTTGCTAACTGATCTTTCCTAGGAGTTTTTCTATATTTTCCACTATTTTTTGGTGTTCTTTCTTTATCGTAGGTTTTTGAATTATCGTTCTGCTTACCTACTTTTACGATTGATGTATTCTTTTTAGGATCTACCTCGTTCTTACCACTATTCGGCATTGATCCTACTTTTGATTTTTCCATCTCACCATTGACTCTAGTTGCCTTTACATCAATAGTTTGATCCTTTGCTTCTGGTTCTGCCTTTGTTACCCCTGTGTTTTTATTTGTAGTAGTCATCGCACTACTACCTGTTTTTTGAACAGAGGAACTTTTAGTTGTTGCTAGAGGACCGCCTTTTTTTCGTGGTCTTCCACCACCACTCTTCGTTAATTTTCTACCTTTAGCAGCATCATATTTTTCTTGATCAAACTTACCATTAGTTCTAAACTCACTACTTCTGACGTTTCTACGTTTTTGTGTAGTGCTAGGAACTTGCTCGGCAATTTCCTTCTTTTTTACCTTTTTAAGGGCACGGGATAGTGGACTGTTCATGTTTTATTTAGACTGCTTAGACATGTCCTTCAACATTTTTTGAAGGTCGGATGTGCTACCCACAAACATCGCATTATTGGTGATAGATTTAGGTCCTGATTTATCTTCATCAAGTTCTTTCATCTTTCTTTGTAGGTCAACTAATTTATCTGTAGTGTCAGCGACATGTTTTATCAACTGACCTGCAACTTCATACGCTCTGGGGTGTTGTGAATCTTGACATACATCAAGTATACCGTTGACTGCTTCTTGTCCTTTCTCAACAAGGTCGTATAATTGTGCACGACTATATTCATAATCCTTGGTAGGATCATCTTGTTCACTAGATTTCTTTGCTATTCTCTTTTTTTCACGAACAATTTCAGACTTCACATCTAGTGCTTTATCAATGGCATCATAAGAATTCGACATACATTTCCAAATAATTACAGGGCAAATATTCGGAGGATTCGGGGTATTTTTTTAATTATTTAGATATCAGTGCCTTGTACTGTACTATATTCAAGTCCATCTATATCAAAGAATGATCTAGATTCAGTAAATCCAAACTCATCTCCCACCTCAATAAGGTCTCTATCTACTGCATCTATTTGACTGATAGTAGCACCTGCATAATGCTCTGCTATTTTAGATCCAAATTGTGCTCTCGCTACAAGTAAATTAGTGCCATTGATCTCTTTGATTCTCATGACCTCTTCATTTATTTGAATGTAGGTATTGGTAGATAATGATGCATTAGATGAAACTGACACTAAAGTTTGTTTTGTGCCAACTTCTGCTGTCACGGTGGTTGCAGTATCATCATTATAATCTTTGACTGCCTGTGGTACAACTGTATATCTTTGTGATCTTGGTGCCTTGATAGCAGTAGAGTAATCGACTTGTACCTTCTTGATAACACCAGACTCGTCTGTTGGAACCTCTTGATAAAAATATGTCTTCGCTACAAAATCTAAATCGTATTGTATAAATCTACGTGTTGAAAAATCACCCTCATACTCATCAGAGAATGATACATTTGCAAGTGTAAATGCAATATCTCTTTTCTCTTCTACACCCTCTAGCATATTGATTGTCACATTATATGATGGTTGAAAAAATGGTAGTATTTGTTCGACAATCTGTAAAGCATCATCTTGTAATTTAGTGGCAAAACTCAATCTAAATCCTATTTCGTATGGTACAGGTAAAAATATTTTCTTATGCTTGAGTTTAGTTGACCCCTTGCCTGTAAACTTGGTGATAGGTGATGCCTTACGACTAGGATCATATGCATATGATGTTATTTCAAAAGATAATCTTGGTAATGTTATAGCAACATTATCATCGAAGTTTGATTGCTGTTCAATTCTTGCAAGAAATCTTTGCATAGGACCGTATGCAATAGGCACTTTGATCTGACTGATCGCTTTACCATCACTAGCAAATTTTTTAATTTTTATATTGTTGAACAATGTACCGAAAGCGATTACGGTCTTTCTGATTGTTTCGTTGTAGAAATAATTACCTACCATTATACTTCACCAAATGGGTTTCTTTCTGTAAAATCTAATATGCCACTGTCAGATCGAGTTTCAATCTCGTCACCTGAGTTGTAAGCATCATCGTCATCATAGTTGATACTATCTAGTGCATATTTTGCAGTGCCAAATCCAACATTACTTATGTTTTCACCAACTGCAAAATCACCAGAGAGATTTTTTGCAAGTAATGTGTTAGTTGCAGTATCCCATTTCGTGACGAACGCTGTGGTAAGAGATGACTCTCCAGTTATGACCTCACCATACTTGAATGTACCACTACCAAATTGAGATGCAGCACCTATAGTTATGACAGGTGCAGATGTATATCCATGACCTGCACTCAAGATGTCAATGTTTGTGACTTTGTTAGTGGTTGTATTGATACGTGAGGTAAGTATTCCAACCTCTGCACCAGCAACGCCAGGTGAACTTACGGTGACAAGAGGAGGATTGATATATCCTGTACCTGCATTAGTTATAGTAATACCCGTTATTACACCACTTGTTCCAAGACCTGCAATAGCACTTGCTCCTACACCTTTACCATCTACAGGTATGAATTGTATGTTTGGTATTTGTGTATATCCTACGCCAGGATTTGTGATTTGAACTCTTGATACTCTTAGTGATGTATTCAATCTTGAACCTGATGTGGATGTAATTGCAACTGCAGTTGCTTGTGTGCCACTATCAGGTGGTTCAATGACCACAGTGGGAGCATTTGTATAACCTGCACCACCACTTATCAAATCAATTTTGTATATACCTCCATTACCTATGGTTGCTGTTGCAGTCGCTCTTGTTCCCTTGTCTCCAAGTATCATTGTTACATTGTAACCTTCATCTTCAAAGTCATCATCAACAGCAGTGACACCAGTATCAATAACCTCATCCTCATACTCGAATGGTTCACAAGTAAGTTCGTATGTGTATCTCTCACGTAACTGATAGAAGTTTTCAATATCATTTACATATTTGATTTCAAATACTATATCCCTGAGTGGAAAATACATGAGGTCACCCTCATTTGGTCTTGATTGTGAAAGTAAAGGTGCAATACCCTGATCATATCTCTCTAAAGATATGACTATCTTCATCTCTGCGGTTGATCTTACACCAAACTTTGTAAGTAAGTTATATCCAGAATCAAATCCTTCGTATGATGTGATGTATCCCTCTATAGGAAATGATTTGTCAAATTTTGAACTCGTTATCTCCCTCATCACATCCTTGCTATTCACAAGAGTGCGAGGCATATAGATGAATTCGATACCGTGTATCTGGATTGTCTCATTTGACAAATCCCTCAACAGGTTCTGTTCACCCTTGCTACCTTGTAAGAAGAACGGATTGAGTGCCATTTATACTAATCCTTTTTGTTTCACAAAATTAGGTAATTTTTTTCTGTAAATTGTTGGGTCAAACTTTCCTGTATTTGGATTGATAGAAGAATTCTTCATTGTGTCATAATCTTTTTGCAATCCTTTGGAAGGAAAATTTATTATGTCAGCTTCAGAAATATCTGAGATAAATTGTTTGAAGGTTTTCATTATCCTATAAGATCTAGTGGTGGTAATTCGTACTCGTTTGCCATCTTAGATTCAAGTGCATCTATCTCGGCAACGCCATC